CTACAATATCATTATCTGCAAAAGCACCCAAACCGCTTTGAACTGTACTATTATCTACTGTAATTATGCCTGCATAAATAGAAATATCTATTCCGTTCCATTTAACACTATTTTTTATTGACTGATTAGTGATACCACAACGTCCACTTGCTGCTGTTGTAAAAAGAACTTCCGCATACCATTTACCACTTGTAGGGATTTCAAATGAACCCATAGCAAAATGATTTGTACTCAAAGAAAAATCTAAATTACCATTTGAAGGAACTTCAAAATTAGTTGTATAACCAGCTAGAGGATTTATTGTAGCAAAATTATTTGTTGGACTATCTAATAAAGAATCATTACCAGCACCAGCAGCTACAGAAAAATTATTTGGTGTAAAATTATTAGAGTTACCACTTGAATCTGCTCCTAGTGAAGAAGTATCTGAAAAATTTAAATAAAATCCATTTGTTCCGTAAGTAAGACTTGACACTTTTTTAGGATTCCATTGCCCAGTACTGGCATTTGTTTCAGCAAAATCGCCAGGTGTGTATTTTTGTCCATCACAAAGATAAATCTCAGTTAGATAGCCATTAAAACCTTGTCCTTTCCAAGAAGCCTTTCCAAGAACAAGTTGAACACCCGATTGGTTCATGGGATAATCACTATTGCCAGGATTACGACCAGAATTAAGTGTCATTTCTTCATTATTAATCCAAATTCTTTGTGTCGTATTTGCGGCATCTACTTGATGTACAAGATGAAACCAAGCACTAACATCTCTAAATTTTCTACTACTTACAGTTCCATAATTATTGCCTGGGGAATAATAGGTATGAATTTCATCATCTTGAAAATATAACGAAAAATAATCGCTACCACTATAAGCACCATAAACATAAGCTGCACTATCATTACCAGTGCCAATACATAAACTTTTCTTTATCCATGCACTAAATGTCCAAATTTTTCGATTACCTGTGCTTGAAGGAGTTCGAGTAAGATTAGTTGCACCAGTTGAGTTTTGATCACTAGGATTAGGTTCGTGAAACCTTAAACTACGATCTACAGCGTATCCTGTCTTCTTTCCTGCTAAAAAGAAAGGTGATGGACTTCCTATACTGCTCATTATGTTGGTACTTTAAAATCGCCAATAAACTGTGCAGAAATTTTAGTAGATGATCGAGCAACCCAGGCGATCATATCTACTGCTGCTGCTGTTGTAGATAAAACAGGTAGTGTTCCACCTGAAAACTCCCAATAGTTTTCGTATGCCAGTAATTTGCTACCGCCACTTCCTTGAGTNATAAACAAAACACCTGATTGTCCAGCAACTAATGTTGTAGGATTTTTTAATGTGCTATTGCCTGTTAAGGTCATTGAAAAATTATTTGCAGTTTTAAAATCTAAAGTAATATCACCTGTCTTATCTCCTAATGCAGAAACTTCTCCGATAGTTCCTTTTGTAGTAACTCTTCCGTTACCACCAGACGTTCCACCATTATCAAATACAAGGGTATTTAGTCCGCTTGTTTCGTGTTTTACGTTGGTGACTTTTAATGTGCTCATTTAACTAGGCTTTGGATAGTCTGATTTTACTTTAGCAATAGCATCTTTCCATGTTGTTGTTCCATTTACTTGATCCCAATACTGCATATCTAGTTGTTCTTGAATACTTGGGTAAGCCCCTTCCCTAGAGAATTTATATTGATTAGCAACTAGCTCTGTAGCATACGCTTTTTCTTCAGCATCTCTTGCTTTTTCTTCGTCTGCTGTGAAAGCGACTTTTTCACCATTAATATTGTGATAACGTGTCATGTTACTATCCCGTATAAAGTAAATATACCAGCCCTAATATTATCAGATGCCGAATATAGTGTTATTCCTGTCGTTGCAGTGCTTACTCTTACACCGCCAGCACCAGTTTGGTATCTAAAAGAACCTTGGTTATCAGCAAAAACTGTTTCGTAACGAAACTGAAATCTTCTACCAGCTACAAAACTATACATATACACAAGACTATGAGCCTCTTCATCAATATTCGCTCCTCCATTACTTGTGTCATTACCAATTCCGTTATAAGTTAATGAAACATGATTAGTATTATCGTGATTATAATTTCCTTGGTCAGTCATTCTACGAAATTGATAATTACTTGAAGTATAACTTCCGCTAGAATCTTTAATTCTCATGTTTAATTCATGCCCATCTACGACACCCCGATATTGCGTTACTGAAAGTGCATATACTTTATAAGTATCAAAAGCACCTGAGATTGAATCAGTAAATTCTACAGTGCTAACATCACTTGAAACTGTTGTTGTCGCTAACTTAACCCAAGTATTGTTACTCGCAACAGTGTCAAAAGATAAATTACCTGATCCATCAGTTTTCATAAACTGACCAGCCGATCCATCAGCATTTGGTAGTTTAAATGCTACATCTGCCTGATCTGGAGTGTTGGTTGGAGCGTTAAGTGAAACAACATTACCGCCTGAGTGTTTTAGTGATATTTTGCTCATGGTTTAGGATATTTGTCTTTAATAGCTTTGATAGCAGTTTTCCAACCAGCTACACCACTATGATAAATGGTATCTAGCTGATCTACAATAGGAGGATACTCTGCTGCTCTGTTTCTTGAATATTCAAGGGCTGCATATTCAGCATTTAATGTGGCTCGTGCAGCATTTATTTTGCTCTGGTCAAGAGTTACAGATTTACCATCTTTATCAAACGCTCCAGTACTATCATTTATAGAAACAACTGTCGGATGACTTTTATAAATAGCTTCGTGATCTAATGACATTATGGTTCTACCTCTTGTAAAACTACTGTGCTTGCACCCCTTGGTGCGTAAGGTGCAGCATATCCTCCACCTTCTCTATTAAGAAAAATTTCTTTAGTAGATCCAGCGTCATGTGCAGCACTAAAGCTATAAGTTACAGAATTACCTAAAGTATATGTTGGGGTATCTAAATATTTTAAAACTACATTCATCATCATGTAAGCATTTTCAGGCATAACAACAGTAGTAAGGCATCTATATCTACCACTAGCTTCATTTCCTATTGCGTCAGTAATATCAGCAAATGAACCCGAAGCTACTTTTCTGCGTAATCTAAATTGTATTAAATTACCATGACTACTTAATGAAGTTGATAAACTAAAGGTTACTAATATTTTACTACCAGCAGCAGTCGGGGTTATTGCCTGTGAAAAAGAAGAATCAAAATTTACTGCTGTGTTTTGACCCGCTGATCCAGAAGCCGTATCTGTTTTTACACTCCCAACAACTTTTAGAATTTTACCTCCAGCACCGCTTACACCGCTATCTGTAATCGACATTCTTTCAACACCACCTGTTGAAAATTTGATGGTATTAGCAGAAGGGAAACTTATTCCTGTGTCAGCATCATCACCAGTAATAGCTGGTGCGGACACAGATCCAGCTACTCCTTTGATCGCTGGTGTTGTTCCTGATAGTTCTAAGCTCATAATTAAAGAATAACAAGAGTTGCACCATTCGGCACAGTTACTTCAACATTATTATTTATTGTAGGCGATACTGTAATCGCATTTTTACCAGCCGTTAAAGAATAAGTAGTTGTAATAGTTTGGCCTGTCTCCAAGAACACCTCATCTGTGCCACCTCCAGTCGCTCCAGCACCTCCTCCAATAGCACCCCAAGAACTTGTATATCCTTCAAATTGGTTCGTGTCAGTGTTATATCTAAACTGTCCTGCTGCTGGTGTCGGTGCTCCAGATTGACCAGGTTGCTGTGCATTATTTCCTTTAGGAACAAGTAAAAATCCAGTAGATGACATCGTAACATCACCTGTCATCGTAGGACTTGCTGCTACAACATGACCAAAGTTTGCTTCGTTTATTTTTCCTAACACCACATATTGTGCTGTATCGCTTGAAACTGATGTTGCTATTTTTAGTTCATTAGTCGTTGTATTTATATGAGGCTGAAATTGAGAGATATTAGCTGCACCTGTTGGATCGCCACTTCCACTACTTATTGTTCTTAATGCTTGAAGTATTTCATTTAACTTTTGACGTACCTGTGCACCCGTTCCATTGGAGGTATTATAATTATTACCCGTTTCACTGGTAGTGCCTGTTGGTCTAGCCATTATCGAAAAGCAATTTTGATCTTATTCTACTATTGATTTCCAAAACCGACAGCCGTATATGAGAAATTCTTACTAATCGAAGCATTAGAACTATTTTTAAATTCGATTGTAAAACCTGCTCCACTAATATTTGTTACCTCAAAATAATCTCCAGAAGCTAAATTATTTGCGTTAATACTTATGGAAGGTAAATTACTGTTAACTCCTAACAAGGCTGCCGTGCCAGTGAAAAATGGCTTGTCAAAAGGATAGGCTGTAGCTGATGCAGGATTTGTTATATTAGATTTTTGTTCACTTCGTCTTTCTAATTTTGCTGTATATCCTAATTCAAATACCCTAATATCTTGTGCTGGATCGTTACTTGTGAGAACTGTTCTAAATTGAAATCCTCTTGCTTTAAATCTACCACTTGAAAAGTTTTGAAAATCAGTATATGTAGGAGAACCAGAAGGATCATCCTGTGTTGTCCTTACGAATAATTGAGCATCTACATCGTTAGCTTCAGAACCTTCAAAGTCTGTCCAAGTGTCTAATTTTGCTGTTCTTGAATCAAATAAATCTGATGGGTAGAAACCTTCTGTTTTAAAATGCCTTACTAAATCAAGACTAAAGACAGCACCTAAGTCTAAAGTATTTGCGAAATCATACGTTCCAGATGGTGCGATGCCTCCTATGTCATCTAATGATCCAATAATAGGATCATCTAAAGAAGCTCCGATACTAACTCCAATATCATCAAATAAGCCTACACCGATTAAATTTAAGGAGTCTGTTGTTTCATCTACAGCAGTATTAACTTTTGCTCCTTGAAACTTAGGTACATCTTGATCTTCTCTTCTTGTTTGAACTAATAATCCGTCTGTAGTCTCAGGTATATTTACGACAACACTTGCTTCTCCCTTACTAAATCTTCCTCCATCATCTTGAAACTTAAGGATGTATTCTCCAGTAATTGCAGGAACTATTGCTTCGGTTGAGTTTCCTGGAGCAGCTTCTATTAAATCAACAGCATTTTCAAATGATCCTGCACCTGTTGTTCCAGAACTATCATGTCTAATGTAAACAAATCCGCCATGAGTAACGTCAAGGTCAGTAGATTTATTCCATCTAAGTCTTACAAATCCACCTGGTACAGGTTCAGCCGTAAGTCCAGAAACATCAGCAGGAACAGCAGTCTTACCAGCAGCCGTAAAACTAAAAGTTGTCGGTTCTGCTGAAGGCTCAAATAACGCATTTAGACTAAATAGTTCAAAGTTATAAACACCTTGCAATGAATCTAATATTTGAAACTCAGGAGTTTTTGATCTTAAAGTTTGTGGATTGCCATCATCCACTACATATTTTAATTCGTATTCTATGGCTCTTGGAACAGGGTCAAAATCTATATTAAGTCTTGTTCTTGCATCACGTCCTTCTGTAAAAAATTCTTCAGTAACAGATTGACCACCAGGAGAGGGAAGGATTTGATTTAAAATTGTTATGTTACGGACAGGTAATGGAGATCCATCTTCTATAAATGCAAACTTTCCTGAATTATAAGCTGTTCCAACAATCGCATAATTATCCTTATCTTCAGTGACACTTATAACTCTCCATTGAGTAGTTTGTAAGGTTGTATTCTCAAGAATCCAAATACTATTACTGTTCGGAGCAGTAGTAAAACTGGTTGCAGTCGTTCCATCGGCTCTTGTAACTGAATTGACTGTGATCACTGCTCCATTTATTGAATCTACAACACCTTTTTCAACTGTGCCGTTAGGTAGAACAACGCTAACTGTTGCGTTATTTGTAGCATCTAAATCGGTTTCTGCTGTGTTATCAACAGTGATAGTTGTAGTTGTTGCAGAGTTGATCCGACCACCTCTTCTTACCCCTGCTCTTACTGGATCGCTTACTTCGATAACTTGCCCTGGTCTAACAACTACACCCTCTCCTATTCCAGTGGTAAAACTAATGGTTTCCGTAGAATTTTGCTCCTCGAACAAAATAAATCTTCCTAATCTTCTTGCTTGGTTTCTGGATGTGCAACCAAAACCTGTTACTTTTTTCTGAATAATTCCATATTTATTTTTAGCAGCAGTATCTTCAACAGTTTCAAAGTTTAATTCTTGGTTATCCATATCAAAATAAGATACAGATACAACAGTTGATCTTGTTTTTAAACTCGTACCAGAATATATAAATCCTTGAGAGGTTACATTTGACAGATTAAATAGATAACTAGCATCTGTAGGTCGATCCTGACTAATTGTAAGAGATCCTGCACTCCAAAAAGTCATCGCTCTCATTACAGAACCGAGAGCCATTACTGTTTTAAANGCATCTTCTCTTCTGTTTAAAACTATATTGCAACTAAATCTAGGTTCTTGGCCTCCCTGTCCATCGTCAACTAATTCTGAAGAATAAACAGAAGCACTATAAAAAGCATATTTATCTAGTTGAGCTTCAGTAATATGATCTCCTAGTCCATAACGACTTTGTGTGAGCAAGTCAAACAAAATCCATGCAGGATCAGAACACCAATGCGTAGTTGTAGTAAGCGTACCATTAAAAGTTCCCGTATAAATTAATCGCCCGTTTGTTGGATCTACAGTTGCATTATGTGGAATTTTAATTTTAATACCACGAATCCTATACACACGCCTAGGAACGCTAGGGAACTGTTCAGCATCAAAACGAAGGTAATGATGAGCTATATCAGGATAAGGTCTTTGTTCGTCTATGATTTTCGTCATAGATGACCACGAAAATGTATTAGTTACTTTGTCATCAGTACTATCGCCTGTTTCTCTACCAACTTGTACTTGAATTGGAAAGGATGTATTTTCTCTTAAGGTAATTCTAAAATCTCTGCTGTAATTAGTTTTCGATTTACCACTAACTCTAAATTGAGAATCTGTGCTTCTATTAAAAAGGGTCGTAGTTCCGTCATTTTCAGTAATCCTTACAAATATGTCAACTTGAGTTCCTATATTTTTTCCATCCTTTTCATTTATAGAAATAAGAGCATCAAAACGCACTGTTACTCTAATTGCATCAATATTAGACTCTGTTACTGTCCTAGTAACAGACTGTGCGTTAGTTACAGGAGCGTTTACACTTTCTTCTGTTTCTATATCACTGATAGCTCTTATAAATGTCTGGTCTGCTGTACCAAAACGAGGTTTGAAAGTGATGTTTTTAAAGTTAAAATCGGAACTTGAAATATTATTAGAATCGGCAGTTGGTCTTACAACAGGAGTTTTTCCTAAAAAAACATCTTTTAAAGCTGCATTGTTATAAGCATCTGTTCCTTTTGTGAGTCCTGCTGCGGAAGGAAAACCTTCAATTTCTCCTTCACTTAAAACTTCTATAACATTTATTGCCTGTCTACTCTGTATTGAACCTCGAACTATAACAGCAGTAGCATTATTATTCCCAAACCATTTAAATGGATTTAGCTGAATCTCTTTTGGCCCTGCTCCAGGATGTAATCCAGGTACTTTAAACATTATGTTCCTCCTGAGTAATCTTCTGTATCAATTCCTGCTGATACAACTATCGAACCAGTAAATATTTCTCCATAAACTACTGGTATGGCAACTCCAGCCCTTATTGTATTCAATATTCCATTAAACGTAAAACTATTTGGATCGTCAGAAGCACTATCGGGAGTAGGTGTAGGACTTATCATTTCTGCTGCACCTGACAATGCTAAATAGATACCAAAATTTCCTGCTGCTGCTAATAAACTTGTTCCTAATGTTGCTGTAGCTCCAGCTTGTAATCCGAAACCAAGTCCTCCAGATGCCCCAAATCCCACTCCAGCAGCACCCCCAGTAACTACAACCGCACCAATAAGAACTGCTCCCAATAAAAATCTTCCAAGACCTCTTCTAGCACCAATAGCTACAGGCACTATTTTTATTTCTTGTTGACCTACAGGAATATCTAACTCTTTATCGCTTATTTCGTAATCTCCAACTTTTACACAATAGTTTTGTTCTATCATGTGTGATTGTAAAGCAGGAAAATTTGCTGTTAAAAATCTAATCGCATCTACTGGAGAATTTATTTCAGCTTCAAAAGTACGTTGCCCAAGAAAACGAGCCAATCTCCCGTAAACTTTTACTTTACTGAGCATAACGATACCTCTTCTTTGTACATTCTATCCATTTCTGATCGTAAGTTTCTCTAGAACTAAGTCTTTTCACACAATGTTGAAGAATAGTCTGATCTCCTACATATAAAGCTACATGGTCTAATTTACCTGTATTAGTTGTGTCCATAAGTAAAACATCTCCAATTTCTGTCTCATCATTCTCATCTATCTCTACAAAACCTACTTTGGGTAAACCATATTCAAATAAAGGAGATTCAGAAAATTCTTTTGGACTGTTAGGTCTTTTCCAATGCTTTATAACTATATCTCTCTTTTGTTTATACCAATCAGTAATTAAGCTCCAACAGTCTTGAATATCCCATACCCATTCTCTACCAATTAACCCTTTTTCGTATCCAGAAGGCTCAAAATAATACCAATCTGATGTTTCTGGAGTAACAATATGAAAAGGTAAATCTAAATATTCACAACTGGCAAGATCAGCTTGACTAGGTGTAGGAGGATGGTCTGGATGGCTGTGAAATACAGCTACAATTTCTCCTTGATCCTCTGCATTTATCCAATCATCAGGATCTAAAATAAATTGTTCTCCCAACTCTTCCGCAAGATTTTTGCAGGGAAAATACTTTTCTTTCCCTTTATAAATAGCTACCAACCCACAAGCTTCATGTGGTGCATCCTCCTTTGCGTGTTTTAGTGCGTTATTTTTCCAGGTCATCCCACAAACGTACCAATACCAGGGAAAATGTCTCTAGTTGCTATTCTTTTTGGGATTTTTACGTTTACTAAATCTAAAGCAGATTGAGCTTCCCATGTAACTACATTTCTATTTTCAGTAACCTTTCTGTCTAAAAAATAGATTTCTAAGGGAAATTGAGCCGTTGGATCGGGTGTTCCATAGGGATTTGTATTTCCATCAAAATTTACGGCATCTAAATATCTAGCTAAAGTTCTAATTCTTGTAAATTTCGCACCATTCAAATCATTACCAACAGTTGTTGTATTAATGTCCTGCATAATTGCAGTAATTGTTCCAAGAATATTACTTACTGCGATTGTAGGTCTTGGTAATGTTCCTGTTGAGCCAAACTCAAACCCAGTACATTCAATAGGAAACCTTAAATAAGAATTACCAGCCCATACAACTTCTCCATTTGCGTTCATATTCGCACCATTATGGAAACGATACACAGTGTTTGAGCCATGTAATGCTGTATTTAGTTCAATCGTAAAAAGTTCGATGATTGAACCTGGATTTATTTCTTGTAATGCGGATACTGGTACTGTCATTAGGGTTCAAATACTTGCTCAAAACTAGCTGTTATCCTACTTCTATCGGAATCAAACATCTCTCTACCAAAACCTCTACAAATCCATTTATAGGTTGTAGTTTCATCAGGTGGTGACCAGTCAAACGATGCACCATCTTTGCCTCTTGCTTCTAAAAATGTTTCTATCGTATCTGCATCACTGTCTTTAACATTAAAAGTAAGACTCCAAACTTTAGGATCTTGATTTAATCCAAAACTTGTACGTTGTTGATAGCCATCTCCAAACTGTGTAACCCGTTGAATTGGTTGGCTACGTTTTGTAGCAGAATATTGTGGTTGAAAATCAGGGAAAGTAGCCATTATCTATTTAATAAACCTCCAGGTCTTTGTTGCTTAACAAGTTCTCCTTGAACAGCAACAGCTATTAACGTGCCAAGTTCCTGTCCTCCAGCATCATCGCCTTGAACATCTGAACCTGATGCGTCTACGTTAACAGTAACATTGTTATTACCGCCACCTCCAAGTTTATTATTTGGCACAATCGTTCCAGAAGATCTTGGTACNAATAGTTCTGGGCCTTTTTCACCTACGATTGAAGGTCTGCCTACTGGTGGTCGACCTCCTTTGGCGAAACCTAATAATCCCAACAAACCACCGCCTTTGTCGCCCCCTGCACCAAGAATATCTCCAAATAATGCCTGATTTAGTGCCATATCCAAGAACTTGTCAGCCACGTTGTTAAGCATATCGCCAAGAGTGGAAGTTCCTTTTATCAGTCCTGCTATGCCGTCTTTTATGTCCGTTCCAATACTTTGAGCTATGCTTTCAAACGCATCTCTTACTGCTTTAGCATTTTCAGCTTGTTCTTTTAAATTTCTGTTTGTTGTTACGTCATTCTTAATTCTTTCTAGCTGTAAAGGTGTTAGTTTTTCCATATCCAATCGCATTTCTTCGACTTTATCTTTTACAGCTTGTTTAATTAAAAATTCTTCTTCGTTTCCAGCAATAATAGCTTTATTTAAGTCATTTTCTTTCTTTAAATCTCCTAATCCAGCGTCAATTACTTTATTAGTCTCTACTCTTAGTTTATTTCTATCTTTTTCTAAAATTAAAGTTTCGGCTATTGCTAATCTTTCTGCTTTAGCAGCGTTTAAATCCCTAGTTTTTTGCTTATTTGCTGCTGCCCCTTTTGCTTCTCTATTTTGTATGCCCTCTATTCTTTGGTTTACATCAAAAAACGCACGATTATTTGGATTTTGGGCTACAAGATCCCTTGCTCTGCCTCGTACATTAGCGTTTGCTCCTGCATCTAAGGCTTGATTTAACAGTTTTGCTATTGCTGCCTGTACTTTTGTAAAGAATAATGTGACATCGTTTCCTAGTTTTTGGAAGGTTTCGCCAAATTTTCTTAATTCTTCTGCCTTGTCTGCACCTATTTTTTGACCCATCATTTCTAATGCTGCGTTAAATGCAGCTTGTTTGCCCTGATTCTGTTCAATTAGCTGAAGTCGTCTTTCTTCTAGCGTTCCAGATATGCCCATAGCTGTAGACATAGCGGAGATGTTTGGATTTAGGCGGTTCATGGCCGTTCCAAGTTCGCCTATGCCGTTGATTACGTTTTGGATTGATTGGACTGCTGCTGTGGCTGCGATACCTCCTGCAAAACCACCCATCTGGCCGAACATTCCACCAATACCACCACCTAAAGCTCCTGCTGCTGCTACCCCTGGACCTTGACCAAATAACAGAGGAAAACCACCACTTATCGCTGCACTTCCGAAGTCAAAACCTCTTTTCGCACCTAAACGAGTAGCTAACCCTCCGAGTGGGTTATTTAAACGAGTTCTTTTTCCCGTTACATCTCTTGATTGTCTGTCCGATAACCGAGTAAAAGGACCTTGGGGCGATTGAATTTGCCTTCTTCTTGCATCTGCGGTTTTATTTGCTGCTATACCTTTTGCTTTTTCTAGTCTTAGCTCTGCTTTTAAATTTTTTATGTTACTTTGGCCAATACTTAGTGATTTCTTTCTTCGTAATTCAGCCTGTTTTTTATTTCTTGCACTCCTCTTTTCCATCTCCTGTAACTTTCTCTGAACAGGAGATACAGAAGTAAGAGGATCTTGATTTATGGCGGCCATATTAGCAGCACTACCTATTTGTCCAGGTCTACCAAATACAGGAGAAGATGGACCAAGACCTCGTACATCTTTAATTTTAGATGCAGCTTCAGAAGTCTTTACTGTGGCAGCAAGAGTTTTTTCAGCCTCTATAACTACAGTTTTTCTTAATTCAACTTCTCTTCTTAAAAGGTCTATATCCCTAGTATCTTTGCCCCTACCTATATCTTCTAATTTAGAAAGAGCATCTTCTAGTTTAAAATTTTCTCCTTTTAATTTATTTTTTACTCTTATAGCTCTATTCGATTGCCCTAAAGCTGTATTTTGTAATTTTAAAAGAGCTAATTCTTCTTTTAACGGATCGGCTTCAGAACCTCCACCTCCACCACGGCTACCTCCTCCTCTACGGCCTCCTCCTCCTGTTCCCTTGTTTAGTGCATTTACATTTCTACTAATACTGGATAATTTAGTCTCTAATTCTGTGACCTGATTCAGATTCTTTACACTTACATTTATCTCAGCGTTATATGCCACGATCCAGTAAAAATTGAATATTTATCCTATTTTACATTAAATAAACTGATTAGCACTATCTTCTGCGTCTTATTTTTTCAAACTCTTTTTCTTGCTCTTCGTTTACTACTTGAAAGTATGCACTCCAGCCTATGAGTTCCTGTTCTGTCATTTCTCCTATTTCGTGGAGCGTTTTGCCTAATTCTTTGGCTACTCCAAACTTGAGCATCATCCAGTTATCTCTTTTTAACTGGCTGGCTAGGATTTTGGGTCTATTGTTTCTTCCTCCTCTGCATTTATTACTGCGAGCATAAGGGATTGAAGATCGCTGTCCTTGACTTCGTTTTTGAGAACGTCTATTTCTCCTGCGTTGAATAGTTTTGTTCCGTTTTCGTCTAATGCTTTGTTTATTAATAATTGTAAAGCAAAGCCATTTGAGTCATCGTTTCTTACTTGTCTTTGTGCCCTTTCACGCTCTGCCATTGTTAAAGGGGTTACATACATGACGAAGAGCGATCCATCAGATAGTTTTACTTCTTTTTTGATTGGGTCGAGATTCGCAGCTTTTCTAAGTCTGTCGAGAGCGTTCATTGTCGCCATAAATTTCGTATTGTTTTTATTAGTGTACTTCATTATGCAATAAAAAACCT